TATACAGGTTCAACAGCAGCAACAACTAGATTAGCATACTTCCAAGATGTAGATGTAGCTCTACGACACGATGATGCTTTCTCAGTTTGTAAAGACATTATTACTTAATTAAGTTTTAACTTAGTCTAGGGCTACTTCGGTAGCCCTTTTTTTATGTATAATAAAAATATGAGTGATACAAAAATTAAATTCGTTTTCAATCAGACTTACTACTATGGTGGTGAGAAATACCAATCAGGTGATTCTATAGAGATAGCTAAAAAAGATATAGCTGAATGGGAGAATGTCCAGTTTGGTAATGTATATAAACCTAAAGGCAAAAAGGATAAATGATGGAAGTAGTAGCTACGAGAAAAGTTTGCTATAACGGCACTTGGTACAATTCAGGTGACACATTTGACTGTAGCCCTAAAGACTTCAATGGCTTAGAAGCAGCAGGGGTAGAAGCAGTTAAAGGTAAAAGCAAAGCTAAATCAGATAAAGCAGAAAAGAATATTAAAACAAGATAATGGCGCTAGAATCAGCACAAGACTTGTTGAACTTCTTTGATACAGACACGCATGGTGAAAGTGCTTCAGTATCTATCAATGGCAGCGCCTCAACCATTAAAGTTATTATCAATAAAGAATATTTTGCTATTGCTGGTGAATCTGTCGATATTGATGGCACACAACCAGTAGCAACTTGTCGATCTTCAGATGTCACAGGTATTGATACAGCCGACACTATTACTATTGATAGTGTCACTTACAATATTGTGAACATACAGCCAGACGGCACAGGCATGACAATGCTTATATTACAGGACTAATTATGTTAAAAAATTTACTAAGTACAATCGCACCAGCATTAGGCACAGCACTAGGCTCACCATTAGGTGGTGCAGCCGTCAGCATGATAGCTGAGAAGCTAGGTGTACCAAACAATCAAAAATCAGTAGAGAAAGCAGTACAAGCAGCAACACCAGAACAACTACTAGAATTAAAAAAGGTAGAGAAAGACTTTGAAGTAAAGATGAAAGAGCTAGAGGTTGATGTCTTTAAGCTAGAAACAGAAGATACCCAAGATGCTCGGAAAACCTTTTCTAAAGATTGGACATCTAAATTTATGGGTCTAATAGTTATCGGTGGCTTCATGGGTTATATCTTTTTAGTAACTATACAGCCACCTGAACAAAACTCTGAAGCCTTAATTAACCTAGTGTTAGGTTATCTTGGTGGTTTAGCATCTGCTGTGATATCTTTTTACTTTGGTGCTTCACAATCTAAAGACAAAGACTAATGGCACATAAAAGACAACAGATCAGAGAAAGAGTAGCAACAACCCTGACAGGTTTAACTACTACAGGCTCTAATGTCTTTCAGAGTAGGGTCTATCCTATTGAGAACACCAAATTGCCTTGCTTGTTAATCTACACCAGAGAAGAAACCTCAGAGCCTCTAACAACAAATCCACCCAGAGCAATAGAAAAGATACTATCTCTAGTGGTTGAGGCTTATGTCAAAGCGAATGCTAACTACGATGACACTATAGACACTATTACAGAAGAAGTAGAAGAAGCATTATATNGCGATAGATTAATAAATAATCTAGCTTTAGACAGTTTTNTAGTTAATACTGACATTAGTTATAACGGAGAAGGTGATNATNCGTTAGGAATTGTTGTAATGACATTTCAAATCACTTATCATCATACAGAAGGAAGTATTTAATTATGGCAACATTTTCAGGTTCAGCAGGTGTAGTTAAAGCAGGTGGCAATACTATTGGTGAGATTAGATCATTTACTGTCGATCAAACAGGTGACACAGTAGAAGATACAGCAATGGGCGATGCAGCACGAAGTTATAAATCTACCCTTAATACATTCACAGCTTCAGTGGATGCGCTATTCGATGACACAGATACAGCGCAAACAGCAATGACTATTGGCGCAAGTCTAGCATTTTTGTTTCAACCAGAAGGCAGTGGGTCAGGTGCATATCAACTATCAGGCACAGGTCTGGTAACTGGTATCTCACAAACCCAAAGTTTTGATGGTTTAGTAGAAAGGTCATTCACAGTACAAGGTACTGGCGCATTAACTATCGGCACTGTCTAGTATTGAAAGCAATAGAACGAGCTAAAGCGCACTTCAATACCCTAGAGGTCAAGAAGATTATCGTGCCTGAGTGGGGTGATGATGATGCACCACTTGAGATTTATGCCAAGCCTTTAACCCTACAAGAAACATCTAAGCTCTATGCAATGGCTAAAGATAGTGAAATGACGATGTTAGCTTATGTCTTAATCTACAAAGCCTTAGATTCTAAAGGCGATCAAATCTTTTCCTTAGAGGATAAACAAACACTGCTTACCAAAGTGGATCGTAATGTGCTTATCAGAGTATCCAACGAGATCATGGCTGAAAAGTCACCTGAAGAAGTAAAAAAAAGTTAGCCCAAGATCACAACCTCTATAACCAATTAGGTTTAGCCGAGCTTTTAGGCAAGTCTCTACATGAGATTCAGCAAATGTCCATAGAAGAATACCAATTATGGACAGCATACTTTAGAATAAAAGCAGAAAGACAAAAAAATGGCTAGTCAAACTTACAAAATTTTAATTGCAGCTAAAGACACTGCTAGTAAATCTTTTAAAGGTCTCAATAAGGTAGCAGGAACAACTGGTAAATTAGTTGGTGGTCTAACTAAAGGTGTAGCGACAGCGACAGTTGCCCTAACAGCAGCTTCAGTAGCAGTAGCAGCAGTGGCTAGGAGTTCTTTTGAGTTTGCAGATGCTATCGGTAAAGTTTCAACCAGAACAGGTATAGCAACAGATACAGTACAAGCCTTTCAAATAGCAGCAGTAGAATCAGGCTCATCCGTTGAGATAGCAAACAAATCATTAGAAAAATTTACAAGATCAGTTGGAGATGCACAAAGAGGTCTTAAAACTCAAGCAGATATATTTAGAGATTTGGGTGTTTCAATAGAAGATGTTAACGGCAATACAAAAACTATGGATGTCTTGTTGCGTGAAGTCTCAGACGGCATGGCAGGACTTAAATCACAATCTGAAAAAGCCACAGTAGCAGCTAACTTGTTTGGTCGTGCTGGTATTCAAATAGTCGATGTTTTAGATAATGGTGGCGCTGCTTTTGATGCTTATATAAACAAAGCAAGGGAATATGGGTTGATACTGAGTGAAGAGGGTATAAGAAAGTCAGAAAAGTTTAATGACACACTCGCCTTTATAACTAGACAATTTAAGACAGCTACAGCAGCAATTTCTATAGCCTTTTTACCAATCTTGCAAAACCTAGCTACTTCTTTCAAAGAAGTTACAGCAACTACTGTGGTTGGTCAAGATGGTGTGATGAAATTCGGTGAAAGTATTAGAGACATAGTACTTAAACAAGTTGATGGCTTTATTAGAGGGTTTGGAGACTTCCTTGATGCTATACATAATGTCCGTAAAGGTTTAGTGCAGTTCGCTGTAGATGTAGAACGAAAATTCTTAGAAACAGAACTTGCAACACTTAAATTCAGAAAAAACATGGACATTTTAGGTCTGGCAACAGAAACTTTTGATGCGCTAATAAGAGCCACTAGCACAGCATTGGATGAAAATTCTAATAAAATGAAGGTGTTTGATGCGCAAAACAAATCTGGTGGCAATGCAGTCAGAAAGTTTGCAAATGACCTAGAAACTTATTTTGTGAAAGTTTTAGGCATGAGTGATGAAGAAGTGAAAAATCTTTTAGATAGCTACAATGGCATGATAACTGGTTTCAAAGAAACAGATGTCACAGATATAGCTGCACCATTGGAAAAGTTTAGAAGTGAGCTTAACGAATTTAGTGCACAAACATTTAAAGACAACATAATCGTCAAAGGTTTTAAGGATGCTGAAGATGCTTTATTAGATTTTGTACAAACTGGCGATCTCAATTTTAAAAAGATGGTAGACAACATGATTAAAGAGCTTATTAGATTACAAATTAGAATGACTATTATAAAACCATTCTTTGATGCTTTTGAGACTGCTGGTGGTTTTGGCAAGGGTGGTTTAATGGCTGGATTTGGTGCATTATTTGGTGGTGGTAAAGCAGATGGTGGTGCTGTTAAAGGTGGCACACCATACCTTGTTGGTGAAAAAGGCGCAGAGTTATTTGTACCAAACACTTCAGGACAAATTATCACAAATCAAAACACAGAAGCAATGATGGCAGGACAAGGACAAGGGGTTAACATCAACTTCTCTATACAGGCGACAGATGC